AAACCCGAAGAGAGACAGTACCGCATGATGGCGATGCCGCTCACGGCGTTCGAGGACTCGGAGACGTTCACGGACGACCGAGGAGACGAGCAGACGCTCCACCACAACCGCTTCAACAGCGAGTGCTACGTGGAGGGCTACGCCACAACGTTCGAGGACCCTTACGTGATGTTCGAGGACTACGACGGCTGGAAGTACGTCGAAATCATCGACCGCCACGCCCTCGACGAGTGCGACATGTCCGACGTCATCTTCCAGTACGACCACGAAGGGCGCGTCTACGCCCGAAACACCAACAACACGCTCTACTTCGAGCCGAACGACCACGGCCTGTTCATCGCGGCCGACCTGTCCAAGACCTCCCTGGCACGCCAGATGTACGAGGACATCCAGGTCGGCAACGTCACGCGCATGAGCTGGGCTTTCGTCCCGTCCGAGGAGGTCTACACCGAGGACAGGGAGAACAAGGTCTTCACCACGCGTATCACTCGGGTCCGCAAGATGTACGACGTTTCAGCCGTGTCGTATCCCGCCGACCCGAATACGGAAATAAGTGCACGTCACCTCGTTAACGGAGAGATCGAGGCAAGGCGGCTGCGGGAGTCGCAGCAGCACGAGCTTGAGCGCAAGCGCAGGGAGATTGCGATGCGCGCCAAGTCCCTTTCAATCCGCTAAAGAGGAAGGAGAAGTCATGGACTTCACCGCAATGGACGCTCGGGCCTACCGCAGCCTGAACGCCGACCAGTACCAGGAGCGCCGCTCCCTCGTGCTGTCCCTGGCAGAGGAGCTGCCCGAGGACGCCACCGAGGAGCAGATCCGCTCCATCGACGCCGAACTCGGCTACATCAAGTCCGAGGACTCGCGCCGCGACGCAATGACCGAACTCCGCAACCACAAGGCAGCCGAGGTAATCGGCGGCGCTGGCAAGGTCGTGGGTTCCACCGAGGAGTCGGAGGGCCGCGTGAAGCAGGACAGCTCCCTCGGCGCACGCGTCTACGCTGAAATCAAGGAGCGCAAGCTCGGTCGCGACAACGGCCAGTGGAGCGTCAACAACATCGCGTTCCGCGCCTACAACGACAACCAGACGGTCGCCGAACTCGACGGCGAGAACTCGCCGAACTACTTCGACGAGACCCTCACCCTGGTCGACCCGACCATCCGCGAGGGCTACCGCCGACCGCTGACCATCTGGAACCTGTTCGGCCACGAGATGACCGACAAGGACGTCGTCGCATGGTACACCGAGGGCGCGTTCGACGGCTCCGCCGCCATGACCGCCGAGGCTGGCGCGTTCGCGCAGATTCACGTCAACGACCCTGTCCGCCACTCCGCCGAGCTTAAGAAGGTCACGGCGCTGTGGAAGCAGTCCGACGAAATCCTGACCGACGCACCGCGCTTCGTGTCCCACGTCAACGCACGCGCTGGCTACAACCTGGACATCGTGGTCGAGGACCAGCTCGTCGCTGGCACTGGCTCGTCCAACCAGATCACGGGCCTTGTCAACACCAGCGGCATCGGCTCCGCCTCCGCGTCCGCCTACAACATGGACTTCATCGAGTCCCTGCTCGACGAGCGCACCAAGATTCGCAAGGCGACGCCGAACTTCAACGTCGACACCCTGCTCCTGGCCGACGAGGACTACGACGCCCTCATGAAGCTGAAGAACAACGCCGACCAGTACGTCCTGGGCGGACCGACTGGCTTCGTGTACGGCAACGGCGTGACCATCGGGCGCAACCTGTGGAACACCATCACCATCGTCCCGACTCCCGCCCTGTCCTCTGGCACGTCCATCCTGGGCGCGTTCAAGGCTGGCGCAACGATCTACGAGCACGTCACTGGCCGCCGCTTCGACACTGGCTACGACGGAACCGACTTCAGCCACGGCCTCGTCACGTTCCGCGCATACCAGCGCTTCGTCCTGGCAGTCGAGTATCCCGCCGCGTTCACCAAGTACACGGTCGGCTCTGGCGTTTCGGCTTAAGGAGGCATGCATGTACGCCGTCGCACTCGTTGACTTCCACGACAACGCCAAGGACGTCGACCGCAAGGCGGGCGAGGAGTTCATCGTCTCCAAGGAGCGGTTCGACGAAATCAACGCCGCAGCAGAGAAATTCGGCCTCAAGGCAATCGTAGGCGAGACGGTCCGCACCGCGACCGCCGCCAAGCAGACGCCCGAGGGCCGTGCGAGGCGGAAGGCGAAGTAGTGGCGCTCCTGGACGACATCAAGGCAGCCCTGCGGCTCACGACCGACGCGCTCGACTCCGAGGTCGAGATGCTCGTCGGCGCGGCCCTCTACGACATGGAGAGGGTGGGAGTCAATCCCGCCCTCCTCGAAGTCGACTCCGAGGAAGGCTTGGAGAACCTGTTCGTCAAGCACGCCGTCATCGCCTACTGCAAGGCGCACTTCGGCTACGACAACGCCGAGGCCGACCGCTTCGACGACTCGTACCGCCGAATCGTATGCGACCTGCTCAACTCCGCCGAGAACATCGCGGCAATGGAGGAGGTGCCAGATGGCGAGTCCGAAGAGGAAGAGGGCGAGCCGCCCGCAGGACTGGGTTCCGTACCGCCGCAAGGGCAGGTCGTCGAGCCAGTCGAAGGGAGCTAAGGGCATGCGCTGGACCGAGACATGCACCCTCGTCGCCAAGGACTACGAGCCTGATTCCGAGGGAGTGATGCAGGTCACGGACCACCGCAGGGAAGTGTTCTGCAACTCCTTCTCGGTCGGTGCCAACACCTGGTCCTCCATGTACGAGATCGGCATCTCGGTGGTCGCCGAACTCCAGTTGAGGTCGTGCGACTACCAGGGCGAGCGAGACGTGTTCTACCAGGGCAAATGGCTCTCGGTGGAAATCGTCAAGCAGCAGGGCGACTTCGTCAGGCTGACGCTTCGCCACCAGCAGTCCGACTCCGACGACGACCCAACCTACGGCCAGGAGCCGACCCAGCCTACCGAGCCTACCGAACCTGGAACCGAGCCTGGCACCGAGCCAGGGACGGAACCTGGAACCGAGCCTGGTCAGGAACCTGGAGGCGAGGGTAATGGGTAGGAACGAAACATGCGACGTCGATAACTTCGCTGCGGCTCTCGAATCGCTCGTCAGCGACATTCCGCCAGCGTGTATCGACAAAGGCGGCGAGGCAGTCGCTCAGTCAGTGCGGAAGACCGCAAAAGAGCTGCGAGGCGGAGCTTACGGCTCGTCTGGTCTTCACCAGTGGTCGGACAAGTACATGAGCGGCTTTTCGTCACACGTCGACAAGGGCGTGAAGACGGTCGGAGAGGTCGGCAACAAGAACAAGCCTGGCCTCGTCCACCTGCTCGAAAAGGGCCACTTGACGCTCACTGGTCGGAGGACGAGGGCGTACCCGCACATGGCACCTGCGTTCGATGCCATGTCGGAAGACTTCATCGAACGCTACGAAAAGGCAATCGGAGAGGCGTTGGAGGGCTGATGAGTCACGCAGACGTATACGGAGTCGTCTCGCAGTTCGTGCCGACCACCCATATGGAGTGGCCGAACGATTCTGCGCCTGCACTTCCGTTCGCCTGCTACTACGGGCGCGACTACGCCATCTCCGCCGACGACGTCCAGATAGCCGTGAGGCACCGCTGGACCGTCGAGCTTTACGAGAAGCGCCGCGACGCGCAGCTCGAAAAGGACCTGTCGAATGCCTTGCGAGAGACGTTCGGCCAGGTCAACCGCGAGGAGTCGTACATCGAGAACGACAACATGCTCGTGGTCGTGTTCACGTTCCAACAAATCGAAGGAGATTTCGATGGCTAACAAAATCCGCTACGGCCTGCGTAACGCGAAGTACGCGGTCTACAACTCCCAGTCGGGAACCTACGGCGCACTCACCGCGCTCCCTGGTGCCGTCTCCCTGACGCTGTCCCGCGAGGGCGGCGACAGCTCCGACTTCTACGCCGATGACGGCATCTACTACACCTTCACTGGCACCAACGGCGGCTACTCTGGCGACCTCACGCTCGCCCGTGTCACCGATCAGGTGCGCGTCGACCTCCTCGGCGAGGTGGCCGACTCTAACACTGGCGTCCAGTTCGAGACCACCGACGCCGCCCAAATCCAGTTCGCGCTGGTATGCGAAATGCAGGGCGACGCCAATCCCATCGGCTACGTGTTCTACAACTGCGTGGCCTCCCGTCCCGAGATCTCGGCCAACACCAAGAACGACTCTCCGAGCGTCGACACCGACGCCCTGAACATCCGCATCTCCGCGCAGGAGTTCACCTACGGCGGCAACAAGCGGAACTTCGTCCAGGGCCACATCGAGAAGACGTCGGACAACACGGCAAAGTACACCGCGTTCTTCTCCTCCGTCGTGACGCCTGGCTCCACTGGCGTGTCGGCTTAAGGAGGGCTAGATGTTCGAGGTTTCCATCGACGGCAAGCCCGTCAAGGCAGAGGTGACGTTCTACACCGCATGGCTGTACGAGAACGAGTTCCGCAAGGACCTCATCTCGGACTTCTACGGCGTGCAGGACATGTCTCCCGTGGTTTCCGCAGACGAGGGCGAGTTCAAGGTCGACTTCACCAAGGTCAACTGGCTCGCCGCGACACGTGTCCTTTGGGCGGCGGTCAAGACCGCCAAGGCATCCACTCCGTCCTACGCCGAGTGGATGAAGAAGACCCAGGGCGTCGACACGTGGCTCGTCCGCCAGAAGCTCGACGAGGCAATCACCGAATGCTTCTTTCGTACCGAAGCTGCCCGAGAGGAAGCCGAGGAATCCGAGTAACGACGACGACCCGACCGAGAGGCCCTACACGCGCATGGCGCTGCACGGCCTCTCGGCAGGTCTCTCATGGCGCGATCTGCGCCAATTCAAGTACACGCACCTGATGCAGCTCCTCTGGGAATGGGAGG